TGAGGTGCATCTTTTTTATCTTGGTCACCTTTTCTTTTCTTACTAGGTTTAGTAGAATCTGATGCTTTATCAACAGATGCTAAAGATTTAGGCACTGGGTCTTTATCTGGAGCAACAACACCCTTATTAGCAACAGGAGGCTTAGCCATGCTAGCTTCTGTTACTTCGTCTTGATTTTTGATTTCATCTGACATGTGTTTATCCCCTATGTAAATTCCTATAATTACAAATTAAGAACGAATTATTTGTTCTTTACTATGTATTTATAACTTTTATAGTTTTGACAAGAAGTTTTTCATAATTTCTAACTTCTTCTCTTCCAATTGGCGTTGTTTGGTTTGTCGAATCTGGTCTTTCCATGATTCAATCTCTACGGCTTTAAATACACCGCTTTCATTTATCCATTCAACACCTTCCATAATACCATCTACAAAAGCATCTGGTGCAGAAGGGTCGGCCACGATGTCAGCTGCAGTTGCAAGCATGAAGTCGTCTTGGACATATTGTGCATTGTTCTTTTGGGAAACACTCCCCATACCCCTACTGGAAACGCCTAGTTTAGCACCATCATTCAATAGTCCTTTAACTATATTACCCATAGGTGTACTCATAATTTTTGCCTTACCGACAAAATTATCTCCATCTTTCTCTAAAGAAGTAATCAAATGACTAACTCTTTCAAGATTGATGGTGGGGCCATCTGGATGACCCAGTTCCCCATATGCACGATTCTTTTTAATGAATTCTTTATTGTATCGGTTTACCTCTTTCTCCATGATTTCCATAGGATAAACACGACCATTTCTGTTCTTTAGATTAGTTTGAAGGAAAACACCCTCGATAAAGGTTTCTTTTTTACCATTTTTTTCTTCTGTAACCAGTTGTACTTCATCTGATTGGTGTTCTGATATTAAAAACATTTCCTTCTCCTATTTAATAGTTGCAATCTTTTGTGCAACATCGTTGTAGGTTTGATTACCTTTCAAACCATTTGAGAACCCAAGAGTATCTTCTATCTTCGGTTCTTCTAAAACTTCTTCGATGAAATCATCTAAATCTTCACCTAGAAGTTTAATTAATTCTTTTGCATTCTTTCTTGCTTCTTTCTCGTTTTTATAAACTGCAAGTTCTTGTCCATCTACATAGACTTTAAATTTATTAGACTTCTTTGCAATAACGACTGGTACTTTCTTTCCTTTTGCACCTTTTTCCATGTAAGAATCAACTTCTTGTTCTCCACGAGGGAGTTTAAATTTTTTCTTCTCGTCTAATGACTGAACTAAATCTTTAAATTTCTTCATTAGTTGGTTGTTCCTGTTTGTTTAACCAATCCAGTTGAACATCCAATCTTTTACCTTCAATTGCATCTTTTTGTTTATCAACCATAGCTGCACTGAAAGCATCGGATGCACCAACATTGTCACCTGCTTCAATTGAATCTATCATTTTTTTAATGTCATCTTTTGCCATAATATTTTACCTCTTACATGTCAAAGGAGTTCTCTCCTTCCCCATCTTCGTTACCTTCGTCTTCGATTTGTCCATCAATCATCTCTATCTCTTCTTCGGATTGTCTAAGAACATTCTTTCTAACCCACTGTTGAGAGTAGTACTTACCGACAAACTCATCAAGTTCCCTTAAGGATGCTACTCTTTCTCTCAAAATTTCAGCTTCCTTCATTTCTACAAAATGAGAATCTTTTTGATAGTCGAATCTAATATTCTCCTTCTCAAGTTCCCATTCTTCAATCGGTATAATACCTTTTAATACCAATTGTGTTTTGAGTATGTCATAGAACATACTACTAAACTTCATTCTGAGTCTATCTACAAATCGTGAGAACTTAACCTCATCTCTTGATATCTCAGTTGTCCTACCTAAACTAAATCCTGCTTCAGTCTCTAATCTAGAGATAGGTACATTTAAACTTCGGAACAGTTTTCTTTGGAAGTATATAATATCTTCGATTTCACCTAGGTTTTGACCGCCAGGCAAGGTGGTTATCTCTGTTCCTCTTCCACCTTCTCTTCTTGGTAACCAGAAATCTTCCAACATACTCATATGTTTTCTGTCATCTCTGACTTCACCTGTATCTGCATTGTAGACTAGTTTATTCTTATACCTAGTCATAGTATCTGCAAGATACTGTTCTGCTTTTGCCTTCGGAAGGTTTCCTACATCAATATAGAATATCCTTCTTTCTGGAGCTCTTGATATCCTATAGATAACAAGTGCATCTTCCATCATCTTTAACTGGTTAGCACTTTTTAATCCTTTGTGCATATAACCAATGATGTTTCTTCGATTTGCATCCATCATTCCAGATGTAGTATAAACTATTGCATCTGGTGATATCTGCAAAGTCTGGGTATTACTACCAGTCATTTGATTTCTTTCGAAACCACCTTGATTGTAAGTGTAGTATTCTTTGACTTTATCAATTACTTCTACACCCTTTGCATTCTTCTTTTTTAAGACTTCCCTAACCTTCTTAATTTGAAGTGGGTCAATCATTCGTAGACCAACAACCCCTTTTTTGGGGTTGGATGGTTCTACAAGTAAATGAAAGTACATTCTTCCATCTACATACCACTTACGAAATATATCGGAAGAGGTTTGGTTGAATCTCAGAAGTCGTAAGACCTCTGAAAATTCATCCCTTATTTTGGACTTAATTGAATCTGAAAATTTAGTTGCGTCTAAGTTTATACCAACTTGGGCATCTAAATCATTTGAGGATATTGCTTCTTGGACGATATCGTCAATTGCCATATCAACCTCTGGTATCAATGACATCTGTCTATATCTTAGAATTAAGTCTTGTTCAGACTTAACTCCACCTTCCATGTCAAGGTATGTACCTTGTGCATACCCACCACCTATTGAATAACCACTTTGCCCAACTTCTACAACTTGAGCTCCATCGTCATTAATAGGAGCAACAAAGGATGGTGCTTTTTCCTCGTTGCCTTTCCTCTTTATTTCAAATCCAAATATTTCCATAATATATATTTATAACACTTGAGAAGAACTCTATTAAAGAGTTCTTTCCCAATGTGAATAACTGAATGTTACATCAAAAGACTGAATTTCATCAGCAGTATCATAACTTAAATCAATTTGATTTAATGTTTGAGGGTACATATTGTACAACTCATATGTTGCAATAATACTGTCATCTCTGTTTAACTGAGAAATTGTTGCTCTTGAAACTAAATAGTCTAAATCTGTTGCACCAACACCACTATCTAATTCTTGTATGCTTTCCATCCATTGTTCTACAGCTGTTCTGCTAGTAAAGTTTACATCGTTAATAATAGTAACAGTCCAATCTTCGAAAGTTCTATCTCCAGCAATCTTTAATTTGTGACCTCTAAAAGGTACTTCGACCACTGGAAGTGATGAGCCAGGAATTGCGGCAGTTTTGCACATAAATTCAATGTTCTCACCCATTCGAGGAATAAAGACTCTGAATCTATTAGAACGAACACCACCAGCTATTAACTGGGACTTAAATTCATCTATAGTTGCCATGTCTTACTCCTTAGTTTCCATATTGGGTATTAGTTGCACCATATACTTCTTCAAACTCTACACCAGACCTAGCTGCAACGAAGTTTAGTGTAATGAAGTTGATGCTTCTATTAGGTTTAACGAAAATAGACGCTTGGAATTGATTTGCATCCACAACTGATTGTGGGTTATTTGTGTCATCACAAACAACTTGGAAATCTACTATTCCTCGTCTCCCTTTCACTTGTCTTAAGAAAGGTTCAATCGTTGCTCTAAATTGAGCTCTTGTAAATGCATCGTTAAATTCGAATAATTGGAATTTAGCTGCAGTTGCGATTGCTTTCTCCATAACAATGAATAATCTTCTAACATTAATTCTGTCAAATGCACTTGCACTAGAAAGAAGTGTTTTATCTCCAAACAAACATGTCCCTTGGCCAGGGAATGTCACTATTGGATTTACTCTCTTTCTATATAGTAAGTCTCTTTCTGCTTGGTTTGGATTAAAAGACAATTTAGTAATTCCTAAGATTTGTCCTCTGTTAAATCCAGCAGGTGAGAACCATGCATCCCTATCAGCGTCAGTTCTTGCCATGACACCAGCTGTATGTGAACATGCTGGTACATAACAGTAGTTATCAGTATACTTATCGTATTGATAACACCATGCACTGTCTAATACTCCATATGAAGATGAAGTTAGGGTATTTGCAAATGTTTCAATTGATGATGCTTCTAAACCAGAGTTGTTTACACAATCTGCTTTTCTTGGTGAAATGATTGCCATACAATCTTTTCTTGCTTCACAAATTTGAATTAGGTTATTTGCTTGAGTGGTTGCTTCTGATAAGGTATTGACCGCTGCACCAGACGCGTATCCACTTAGTGGGCCTGATATCATGAAGTCAACATCTTGTGTTTCTGCATCTCCAAAAAATCCACTGTATGCACTGAATTTTGCACCAGAAGATAATGGATATCCATCTGCACCATTACTCATGGATGCAGTGATTGGTAAATTTGATGCTGGTCTTGTAAAATCTGCACCAGCAGCTGCAAAGGTTGACCCTGCGTCTGAGGCACTTGAATCGTGGTTTGTCCAGAAGATGTAGTTTGAGTTGTATCTTATTTTATCAACATAGTAGTTTGAATTACCATCTGAATCTTTAGCATCGGATGCCAATGAAAGACCTTCAAAGATTTCAAGAATTTCGCCAGGTATACCTGTAATCTTTCCATCTTCGTCTAAAACAACAATATGCACTTCATCAAATTGAGTATTGTTTGCTTCTGCATCTGGAGAAGTGCCAGGCGCTTTTGTAAAGCTTCCAGCAAATTCCCATGCTCTTGCTATATC